GTCTATCCAGGGTATTTTCTAACCTCTAAAACAATGCAGTAGTACACAGAATCCTGGTATCCTACACAAATTGAGCATCAATACAGTAAAAATTTTACCTAGTGGTATTACCACTAGGTTTAAAAACCTGTACTAAGTTACAACTTTGTAGTAATACCAACGACATAATATGCCGCGACCATGGGCTCTCATGGTCCTTAAAATCGATTTTGAAAAATCGTAAACATTTCACCGACGGGTCTGCTAACGCACCTCGTGAAATACCGCCCCATAAGCGGTTTTATTATGGCGGGAGTAAAAAGTCCTCATAGAATACGGGGGGACTAAGATAAAACATTAAAGTAAAATCTTCTCCTGCTGCTACATACTGAAATAATTGATTGGGGTATGTAGATGACACACATGATCCTAGCAGACGATATGAAGATTGATACTGATCAACTTCTGTCCATCGTGTTTTCTGTCTACCAGGAGCAAAACGGTATTTGGAGTAAAAAGGAATTTCGTATGATTGCACGGGATTAACCTTAGTATTCCATCGTGTAACTCCAGTGATACCGTTAGATTCAATATTCGCGCTCAACAAATCGTATTTAAGATTTGCTTTCGTTGATGTATCGGGAAAAAGAGTCGCGTCATTAGGAATTGAATCTCCAAGAGAATCCTCGATAGTGGTGATTCTACTTACGGACCAAGTAGAATCACCTACCTGTGATGGAGTTGTTTCACTAGTAACTACATTGTATGTCGCATCTGTAGTATATCTTATAGCTCCTCTCCAAGCACCAAATGCGGGCTGTAAATAGTTCAAGAGTGTCATTTTGGCAAAAACATATCCGCCTGAAAATGTGTCACTAATGAGATTGTTATCAGCATTTGTGAAAGTAGTATATCCTGGAGAATGGGGAAACATTGTGCGGGTAAAAGCTGCGATAACTCCATCTTCGACAGGAGGAATTGCATCTGTAACCATCACTTCATGTAAATTGTAACGTTTTAATAAAGTTCTAAACGAAACAATAGTTTCACCCATGTGGATTTTATTTATCAAGGAATCTGTAGGGCATCTTGGACCCATGTGATTAAGAGTTGGAGGCCCAGCAATAGGAACATCATCAATATCTTCAGATTGAGGTTGTATGCTTGATCTATCTCGAGGAGTAAAGCCTGGAGGTCTAAATGCTAATTGCGCCAAATAATAATCTGTTGGTGCAGCGACCTCATAATCATCACAGGCTGAAAGGAAAACATTAATCTGTACATCGTTATCTTCGACGTCACTAGGAACAGTCAATTCATTCACAATATATACAGATAATGTTCCATTTCCATATTGACTAGAGATAGAATTGTAGGCAAGAGGGGTGTCTCCATAAGGAGGTCCATCATTATAAGAAATACCAACGTGGCGTCTCCAAGGAGTGCTTTGTCCCCAACCAACTTCAATCGCAAAATCATTGTTCTCTGCAACATCAACTATTTGAGTATAAGCTGTGTTATATTCGGCTATACCATTTTGCGGCGTACTCACAGGATCGTACACGAACTTTAAACGACCCTTGTGATAACCACTACAAACAATTTGAAAACGGTATTTCAACGAACCTTTCCAATATTCGAATGGCATTGTAGCATAACACATAGCGGGCATATGAAGCTCAGGATTATTTCCTCCACCGTTCTGTCGATGGACACATGGATCAATCACGATATTAAATAATAATTGTTCAACAGCAGTTCCGACTTTCCAATCGAAAGAAGTTAAAAAAGATTCGCGTGAAACCATCTCGTGGATAACTAATTCATCCTTGGCATCAATTCCCACAATTGCAGGGTCAATAGATAACTCATTTTTTGTATCCACAACCAATCTTACTAAATTTTCTTTACCATCAGTGTCTGCCATAGATTGTCGAGTCATAGGTTGAAACGGACAAGTATCTGGGGCAGCTGGTTTGGAAAATCCAAATAATGCAGCCATCTGAGCAATAGATCTAGCTCCAATTTCTGAGGCTAATGCAAAATTACTAATTCCTGGTACTTTAGATAAAGTCCCAGCAATTTTGGCAATATTGGATGCAGGTTTTGAAATGATACCTTTCCATTCTTCTTTTGCTTGAGGAACGACAGATCCAGGATTGGTTTGGGTTAACACCGACAAATCAACATTTTCCGCCCAAGCGAACACAGATACAGTCACTGCTTGTGTTGCACCATTGGCGTGTTTAAGTGGCTGAAGTGCGGCAATCGTAATCTCACCCATTTCATTCCAACCTTGGGCAGGAATGTCAAGCATATTCAAAGGTGTGAAAAAAGGTAAAAACAATTCACCACCTTGAGATTCTGTAGGGTTCATATAAACATGAGGTCTCTGAGAAGCCTCAACAAAATCAGCTCGAATTCCTGGTCGAAAAAGAGTTGTTGTATCAAGTAAATGCAGAGGTCTATAAGACGCTAGTAAACGTCCAAAATAAAACGAATTGCCATTTAGCATAAACTTGACACGCAAATTAGCTTTCATCAATCTGAAATTAGTAATACGATTGATAACTCTTTTATTTCCAAAATACAACTCCCATGGATTGAAAGTTAAGTGCAGAGGTGTTCCAGTACCAACTTTCCATTCTAATTCCGTTATTTTAATAGGTCGAGAAAAGAAATCTTCCAAAGAGGCATCCTTCATCAAAGTGGAATCTCTAAGGGGATCTGAATTTGTCCAACCTCGATCATCAACAAAACCAGGATGAGCGTCAGCGAACTGCACGTTTTGAGCACGAGAAGATTCTGCAGGCACACCCTCCTCGGGTCCTGTTGCAGAAAGTTCTGATGCTTGTGGCACAATATCTCTCCTCTTTCGAAGGAAAGGCACAAATATTGCGACAATAGTTAAACCAATCATGCATTGGTGCGCACTTTCCAGTGCTAAAAATTTTCGGCAAATTTCTAAAACCTCCGAATTTTGAGATTCGGAATTTCTCCTTCCCACCAAAGGGGTCTCACTAATTGATACAGGAAAATATACATAAATGTTTAATAAATTAGTACATATAATAAACAACATTTACAGTGGATTTGAATAAATAGCAAAAGCCGGTCTATGTACAACAGGTAACCAAATGCTACTTCAACATCATCTCGAAATCCTTACAAGATGACTATAGGGAATCGCCATATTTTTCATGCCATTTGGCAACTCTATCCTCAAAGGGCACAAAGGCTTTAGTAGGACAGAGACCAGCAGCATTAGCGATTCTTGTCAATTGCTCACGGCGCATTTCATAATGTTCTTTGCCGTAAGCAAACCACTCGTGCAAAGCGGTTTCCATGCAGGAAACAGCGACTTCATCTTTGCTAGTGGATTTAGAGCGCAAATTGGCGTGAAGAGATTTGAAAATACTCTCTTCCGCCAATCGTCCGATAGGCACAGGTACACCTTCAACTTTAGAACTAATGCGTTTCAAGAAATCAGCATCTTCGTCTTCCATAAAAGAGCATGCATTGTCGGACTTGTCCGGTAAAGTAATTTTCATACCATGCCGTGCTAAGAAATCACGATAGGCATAGTAGTCAAACTTTCGATAATCTTTCCGAACCGAACCCTTGAAGTCATCCCCGTATGTTAACGCGGCCACACAAGCTCTAAAGCTAGGAGCGTCTGGATATACATCAAAGAAACCTAATCGCACATAAATGGAACCTCCTGTACTGTTTATATTGACAGTAATATTATTTCCAGAGGTATTCATATTAAGTGCCATGATCAACGTACCGTTCCAATCCAACATAGGATGAACAATATCCGCTATCATAGCTTCCATTATGCGTAAAGATTCCTCATCGTATCCTCCTCTTCTAGCCAAATCAATGTAGCTCTTAAGTACTGCTATAGTGATTTGTGAACTCATGCGCACGTCATATTTGGAATAATCCCAGGCGATGACCTTGTTATCTTCTGCATATTTCGTAGCATGATCCATAAGCTCCTTCCATTCTGGAGAAAAAGAATTAGCTCCAACCGCGCACTCCGATTCCAATGGGTGCAGCGATAAAAACCTTGCTATAGGCAAAAAATAACGTCTAATGGCTAACGAAAGCGCAACAGGTGCTGCTTGAAAAACTCGAACTTTTTCTCTTCCTTTCGGTGTAGGTTCATCTTTTAACGTAGCACTACACACAGGATAAGCTCTATCTCCAGCAGCCCAACAAGAAACCAGTCGGTCATATTCCTCTTTAACAAAAGGAGCAGGAACTCGATCAACTAGTTTTTCGCCATCATAAACTTCTTCAAAATGCTTTCTCTTTTGACCAAACACAGGAAAACCCATACTGGTACTCATGATTAAAGCATCAAGAAAACGTTTACCATCTACACCCATAATTGATTCTTTAAAAGTGAGAGGGCGAAACTTTTCACGTTGTGCATGTTTGTCCATCAGAGGCAGTAAATCGCTAAGCCAATCTTGCCGAGCTCTTTCCACAGTTGAAGGAAGAAAATGATCAGAAGGATTTACAACATGTTCTAATGTTGCATTAAAAGCCTTCCAATTGGGATCAAGTACAGGTGGACCAAATGTATTAGGCACACCCATTATTTCCTCAACATGCTTCGAAAGAATGGAAGGTTCAACACAAGACTTCTGTTTAGCTCTTAATCTTGTGGATCCAAATATCTCTACAGCAGCTTCAGGGCCTAGGGACTTTACATAAAGCGCCTTGGGATTTACGTCAGGACTCGAAAGTATCTCTCGTCCAAGTTGCGTTTTCGGCAACTCTGTGGATTGTGCTAGAACTACAACACCATCCTGACGACCGAGGGATGTAACGGCTTCTAAATATCGCGGTAAAGTTAAGGACTGCATAATACCATATCCAGAACCGTTTCCTCCAATATGAAATCCAAGGATAACGGGTTCATTCTTTTTCGCGACAATCATGCCCATACACGAACCATCTTTTGCATATGGTGAAGTGTAATCACCTCCATACATATTGCGATATTTGTGTCCAACATTTTTCATAGTAGCACACAAAGCTTCCGTATAAAGTTGTCCATCTTTCTCTCGCACATGGAAGGAAGCAACATTACTTCCTATCGGGTTCGTGACGGGTAAAAACCGCCAAGCGCTTTTGACATTGTCCAAATTTGGAACGAACACCATTCGCAAATCCATATCTTCAAATAAATACGAATAAGTCGAACGTTCAGCAACAAATTTAAACTTGCCTCCAGCGCCTTTTGCCGTTTTAAGTACTTCTACCTTGACCCAAGGACTAGGTGTCCCTGTCATATCACCGCCATGGTAAAAGATGTGCTCCGGCATAAGCACAAAACCGTTTTGCAAACTGACTATATTGCAACCGGTTTTGGATCCATCTGATCTTTCGAAAGTAGCCCACCATAAATTTTTGGGCAAAGTTTCTGTAGCTTGAACAGGCGATATGTTCTTCACCGCTTTAGTACTTTCATACTTGAAGCCGGTAGAACCTAGCCAATTATCAAACCATCCTTTCGATTTATCGATGGATTCAGGGCTTTCCAACCCCTGCGTTTGGATTCGACGATCATTCCACAAATGCAGCAATTTGACGCCGATAACCAACGTTGCGGACATCAATGCATACTTGGGCACACACCCATCACGTATTTCGTAACGTAATTGGGAAGTGCATCCCTGCGTTGAATATACTCCATCCGAATCTGAGCTTTTCGAGAAGTGTATCCTGCATATAGCATAACACCCCCGGAAGTAGCTAAAAGTGAGGTCAGTAAACCTCCTTTCCAGCTTCGCTTCCAGGCAGAAGCTCCATATCCTAACGTTGTTCCAATCGCCAATCGGTGCAAATACCATCTATAATTATACATGGCAGCAGATGTTTGCCAATAATCCACGGCTCCTTGAAAGTATCTGGAGCTATAAACAAAATCTGGCACAGCTGCAACCATCCACGGTGTGGCAAATGCATGCAAATCGTCTCGCAATTCATCCGACAATTGCTTCGTTGCTAATTTTTTAATGGGAGAGTAGCCCAACAAAGAATTAATCCAACAAGCAGGCGCAAACCAAGACTGTACGTACGAGACGACAGACTTTTTTGCAGCGTCGATGATAACGTCGCCAATTGCTTCAAGGCCGTTTGGTTTTATCTCGTGAGAAACACATTTGGGACTGGCTTTACCCTTACATAAAGGTGTGGGTAAAGCACATACTGGACAAAAAGTGATATTATCAAACTTATCTGCTTTCAATACAATATCTTTCTGTCTTCTAGCGTGTTTTTTCGAGAGAAATGCTACGGCACGAAGGTAATCGGTTAAACCTAAATCTTTGCAATACATAGGACCATCTTCCATTTCTAGACAAATGGGGTTAAAAGCAAAACCGATCTTTCCTTCGTCAATGATGTAAGCACTAACTTCTTCAATCGTAAGGTGCCATACATCTGTCAATAAGCTCTCATCAGCAACAATGTCAGGATGGTCCGTATTTAAAGTCACAGACCCCGAATTGCGGTATTTCGGTTTCACCTCTACACAAACGTGGTAAAATCGACGTAAAACAGATTCAGGTGCATTACTATAATATCTAGCATCTAAATCTTTAACATTTGTCGTTATCACACCACACTTGAAATCGATGAAAACCACGCCTTTTTCCTGTATCTCAGCTTTAATAGCCTGAGCTGCCATGTTGTTGAAGAATTTAATCAACTTACTGGCAGGTGTATCTCCTTTTCCACCGGCGAATTTGGCTTTCATATTCGCAAAATCATCAATATACATGCCTTCTATATCAGAAGTGTACGTAGACTGGTATTTGTCTGCATCATCGAGTGTAATAATTCTTCTCGGATCAGCGGAAAATCCCATTGCTGTCAACGATGTACTCATTGTTAATTTTGACAATGTTGATTTACCAACGCTAGTGGGTCCAGAAATAGACCATCCAACAGGAGCAAAACGCATATTCGTATTGCGGCGCTTCGCAATAACCTTTTGTTTGATTTCAACTAACTTTTCGTACTTTTGTTGTAACCAAAACGCTGTTGTGCCATCAGACTTAACCTTTTTAAGGGTAATAACCAACTCTGTAGCATCATCTACTTTCTTTTCAAAACTGCCAAAGTCGGGATAGTTTCCGGCCAAAGCAGCATCTGCAAAAGCAGATACATGATCATACAAGAGATGAAACTCCCGCATGCGCTGGTCGCCATATAAAAGGGGCGCTAAGGAACATTCTTTCATGCATTGATAACCTGTTTCTGTCATCCATGCGAATGTTCGCACAACGGCATCAATCAAATCCACAGCCTTGAGTTGCTCTTTGGCAGCTTCGATGCGGATAAGTTTGAGGCCTCCAGGACTCCATTCAACTTCCTTAATGCTGCTCACTGTTAAAGATAAAGCAGCAGAAATCAAATAGCTGATTTTGCCGAAAATCATGTGGTTTTTAACCAAGTCCCATCCACTAACAATATTATCCATTATTCCATTAGGGACAATTTCATCAGCAGGAGGTGCGGTAACCTCATTAACCAACTTATACAATTCATGAGCGATAGATTTGCCCTTGATGTACATCTTAACGTAAGCTATAGTAGCTACGAAAGCGTCAGCCAATGTGGAAGCACGATACATTTGATACGCGAAAATTAATAGATTTTCAGCATGGCCTAACCAAGTATCAACTTGTTCTCGTTGACAATCAGGCATGCTTTCTGAATCTTGTTGCATCGTAGATAATGCTTCCATTACAGGTTGCTCCGCAAGAATTTTTTCCTTTTCTTCTTGCGGAACCGGCAAAGTCTCGGCAGCCAAATGAGCGAACTCATTGCGCAAAGACTTATGAGAAGAATCGTCCAGTTCTGATGGTTCGTCTTGCTGCACTGTAGGTACAGGAGACGCTCCATTCGAAACGAGCGATTCAAAAGTCCCAAATTTTTCCTTATAGGACTGTAGCGAAGGTGAAACTGTATCATCTTCCGGTGGTGCAAGAGTGTTAACCTCGTGCACAGGCAATTGTCCAAATGCGTTCATATAGGACTGTAAGGAAGGTGAAACAGATTCCACTTCTGGAATTGGTGCAGGGCTATCACTTGCTGTATGCACCGAGGGTGGCTCCACTGCAGCGCGCGGTCGATTTTCTGGATCAAGATATTCACGTGAACCATCAGGTAATGTGAAATACCCTCCATTAGGACCGTCACTGTAGTTAGGGTAGTCATCCTCTAAGCCATGAGGAAGCAAATTCATTTTCTCCCAATTACGGGGATTCTTTCGCTTCTTATTGTGACTGACCCGTCGCTGCTCTTTCACGTTATAACGTGCAGGTTTTGCTTTCTTTTTGAAAAACGAAGCTATTGCAGCTTGTTTCGCATCCAAAAAACAATCATTAAGAGTGCTGG